CACAGTTTGATGATATGGATATTTCGTTATTGGATAGTGCATTACTTGCACATTGGGCTTGTCACTCGATTAAGCCTAAGAAAAAACAAAGGATAAGCTATTAATTAGCTTAAATTACCGAACGGACGGGTAATCCGGATAAAGGAGAATAAAAAAATGACAGAATTTAAAGTAATTGAAACTCAAGAACAATTAGATGCAATTATAAAATCACGATTAGATCGTGAGAAAGCTAAGTACTCTGATTACGATACTTTAGCAGAAAAGATAAAAAATTTAGAGACGGAAAATACAAACTTAAAACAAACTATCACCGAAAAAGAAACAAGTGAAAGTATGAATCTAACTAGAATTACGGATCTTGAAAAAGATGTGACTAGTTGGAAACAGAAGTCACTTAAGCAACAAATTGCCATGAAGAACGGACTACCCTTTGACTTGGCAGACAGACTGCAAGGTGATACTGAAGAAAGTTTGAACGAGGATGCAGAACGTCTTGCATCATTAGTAAGTGTTAAAAATTATACACAGCCATTAGCTGATAAAGAACCTGCTTTTAAAGAAAAAGGAGTGGACTCAGCGTGGCGTGATGTTGTTAAAAATTTAAGATAAAAAAAGGAGAATAAAAAAATGACAGAATCAACAGCAACAAAAAAAGGGACTTTATTTAACCCAGAATTAGTATCAGAAATTATGAACAAAGTGCAAGGGCGCTCAACTCTTGCTAAATTATCAAACCAACAACCTATTCCATTTAACGGAACTGAACAATTTATTTTTAATTTAGAAGGTAATGCACAAATTGTAGGAGAAGGAGAATTAAAAGGAGCTGGGAAAGCTGTAATTACTTCTAAAGTTATTACACCGCTAAAATTTGTATATCAAGCACGTATGACAGATGAATTTATGCATGCTTCAGATGAGAAAAAAATGAACTTCTTAAAACATTACGCAGATGGCTTTGCTAAAAAAATCGCAGAAGCTTTTGACATTGCAGCGATTCACGGATTAGAACCGAAAGGATTAACTGATGCAAGTTTCAAAGCTACTAACTCATTTGACGGATTAGTAACAGGAAATGTTGTGACTTACAACGCTGCAACGATTGATAGCAATATCGATGATGCAGTTCAAGCTATTGTTGCGACTGACAATGAAGTAACTGGGATTGCAATGTCACCAGCTGCAGGACAAGCAATGTCTAAAGTTAAAGTCAATAATGTTGTACAATTCCCAGAATTTAGATTCGGACAACGTCCAGATAATTTCTTTGGTATGGAGTTAGATATTAACAAAACTTTAACTGCACAAAGTGGAAAAGGTAAGAAAAATCATGCTATTGTTGGGGACTTCCAAAATAGATTCAAATGGGGATATGCTGAAAACATTCCTATGGAAATTATTGAATATGGAGACCCAGATGGAGCAGGTAGAGACTTAAAAGCATACAATGAAATTCTATTACGTACTGAAGCTTATATCGGATGGGGAATTCTTGACGAAAAAGCATTTGCTCGTGTAGAAGAAGCGTAGGAGGTAATTTATGTACGTTTATAAGCATAAAGAAACTGAAGTAGAGATAGTAACAGTGAGTGAGCTTTCAGGAGATTGGGAGCTTGTAAAAGAAGTTACGAAATCTACTAAAAAAACTAAGTCAGAAGAGGAATCTGACGAAGAATAGAGGTGTAATATGAATGCACTTGAACCTTTTGCTAGCGTTGATGATTTAGAAATTTTATGGAGAAAAGTTGAGATTCATGAGTTGTGCCGTTCTGAGGAGCTTTTAAGAACAGTTTCACACGTTCTTAGAGTTGAAGCTAAAAAAGTTAAGAAAGACTTAGATTTATTAGTTAAACAAGATGAGAGTTATTCTTATCTTGTGAAATCAGTCGTTGTTGACATTGTGGCAAGAACTCTCATGACATCTACTAATCAAGAGCCTATGACTCAATATTCTGAGTCGGCTCTTGGATACTCTGTTTCAGGCTCGTTTTTAGTGCCTGGTGGAGGACTGTTTATAAAAGATAGTGAGTTGAAACGTTTAGGACTAAAAAAACAACGATACGGAGTAATTGATTTCTATGACATTACTTAAAGGAATAGAAGTAGTTTTGATAGATAAAACAGAAAATGGAGTGGATGAATTTAATCATCCTATTTTTGTTGATAGAGAAATAGTCGTAAAAAATGTGATAGTAGCCCCTGTTAAAACTGAAGATGTCACAAATGTAGTTAATTTAACTGGTAAAAAGGCTGAATACCAACTGGGGATACCTAAAGGTGATAAAAACACTTGGGAAAATAGAGAAGTTGTATTTTTCGGAAGAAAATGGCGAACTATAGGTATTCCGCAAGAAGGTATTGAATCAATGATTCCATTAAGTTGGAATAGAAAGATTATGGTAGAGAGATATGAGTAAAAAATTTGAATTAAACTATAGCGGTGTGGCAGAACTAATGAAAAGTCCTGAAATGATTGAAGTACTTAGAGATAAGGCTAGAGGTATTCAAGAAGCCGCAGGAGATGGTTATGAAATTAATTCATTCGTAGGTAAGAATAGGGCTAATGTTAGTGTTAAAACAAAAACACGTAAGGCTATTAGAGACAACAACAAAAATAATACGCTATTAAAGGCTATGAGATAATGATTGAACTTATTGTCAAAGAATATCTATCAAAAACACTTAATATACCAATTGTTTTTGAACATCAGAAAAATTTACCTAAACAATTCATAGTAATTCAAAAAACAAGCGGAAGCAGAGAAAACTTTTTAAATTCATCAACAATAGCTATTCAAAGTTATGGAGCTTCTATGTTTGAAGCTGCTAAATTAAACGAAAAAATTAAAAATCTAATGTATGACTTGATAACCGTGTCTGAGGTTTCAAAAGTTAGTTTAAATAGTGATTATAATTATACTGATTTAGAGACTAAAGAATACCGATATCAAGCTGTATTCGATATTCATTATTATTAAAAAGGAGATTAAAAAATGGCAAATGTAAGCAATGTAACATCAGCGAAACCGAAAATAGGTGGAGCTATTTATTCAGCACCATTAGGAACGGCTCTTCCTACTGATGCAACTACAGGACTAAATGCTGCTTTTAAAGCATTAGGATATATTTCAGAAGATGGGCTAACTAACGAAAACACGGCTAGTACTGAGAATGTAAAAGCGTGGGGCGGAGATATCGTTGATACTGTACAGACTGAAAAAACAGATAAATTTTCTTATACTCTAATTGAATCATTAAATATTGATGTATTAAAAGAAATTTACGGAAAAGATAACGTAAGTGGAGATGTTGAAACAGGTATTACAATTAAAGCGAATACTAAGGAATTATCACAACATGCAGTTGTTATTGAGATGGTTCTAAAAGGTGACATCTTAAAACGTATTGTAATTCCTAACGGAAAAATTAGTGAAGTAGGAGAAATTAAATATGCTGACTCTGAAATGGTTGGGTTCGAAACTACTCTAAATGCATTCCCAGATACTGATGGGAATACTCACTACGAATATATTAAAAAAAAATAAAGATAGGAGATAAGTAGGATGAAAAAATTAACAGGTGTAACTAAAACAGGATTCGCATATTCTATTTCAGAAAAAAATGTAAGAAACTATGAATTAGTAGAAGCGTTAGGAGAATTAGATACTAATCCTCTTGCTTTACCAAGAGTGATGAATCTTTTATTAGGAAAAGAAGGAACAAAAAAATTAAAAGATCATGTTAGAGATAAAGATGGGATTGTAGATACTGAAAAAATAACAGCAGAACTTGAAGATATCTTTAAAGCTCAAGAACGATTAAAAAAATAGTAATCCTTGCTAGTATGTTGAATACTGATGAAGATGCTGTAATTTGTGACTTAGCTGAAACTTATCGAATCTATAATTACAAAGATATGCCACCAGAAACGGTGGCTATTTTTTGTAATGGCTTAAGAGATGACTCTAGAATTAAGATGAAAATGTCAGGTCAAAAAGTTAAGCTAGATACTATGCTACTAGCTTCAACTGTGGATAGATTAAGTCTGTTAGTTTGGGCTAAAACAAAAGACGGTCAAAAAGGCAGAAATAAACCTAAGTCACTTGTAGATGGTATCAATAAACCTGTTAAAGTTAAAGAGGAATTAGCATTCACAACTGGTGAGGAGTTCGAAAGAATAAGAAATAAAATATTGAAGGAAGGAGGATAATATGGCAACAAATTTAGGTAAAGCATATGTACAAATTATGCCTTCCGCAAAAGGGATATCAGGGATGATATCAAAAGAACTAGATGGAGAAGTCTCAAGTGCTGGAAAGAGTGCTGGGAGTACTCTAGTTTCAACAATTAAAAATGCAGTAATTGCAGCTGGGATAGGTAAGTTGTTTGCAGCATCACTTACAGAAGGTGGAAAGCTCCAACAGTCTCTAGGTGGTGTTGAAACATTATTTAAAAATAATGCTGATAAGGTTAAGCAGTATGCTAATGAAGCTTATAAGACTACAGGACTATCAGCAAACGCCTATATGGAAACTGTAACCGGATTTAGTGCTAGTTTAATTAAGTCATTAGGTGGTGACACTGCGAAGGCTGCAAAAGTAGCAAATACAGCAATGGTTGATATGGCGGATAACTCTAATAAGATGGGAACATCAATGGAGCTTATCCAGAATGCATATCAAGGGTTCGCAAAACAAAACTATACAATGCTGGATAACCTGAAATTAGGTTACGGGGGAACAAAACAAGAAATGCAACGTTTGTTAGCTGATGCACAAAAGTTGACAGGTGTTAAGTATGATATTAATAACCTTTCAGACGTTTATGAAGCTATTCACGTAATACAAGGTGAATTAGGAATTACAGGAACAACAGCAAAAGAAGCCGCTACAACACTGCAAGGTTCATTTGCTTCTATGAAAGCAGCGTTTTTAAACTTGATAGGTAATTTATCGTTAGGTCAAGATATTAAACCAGCCCTACAACAACTAGCTAGCACAACAATGACTTTTTTAGTTGGTAACTTTTTACCTATGGTAGGAAATATTTTAAAAGGTTTACCATCACTCGTGATAGGTGCATTTTCTGGACTAGCTGAACAGTTAAGAGGAGTGTTTGGGGATGAAGTAGTAAATAAAATTCAAGGATACCTAACACAAGTTTCCGGAGCGGTAGAATCATTTATTAATGTGTTGACAGGTTCAATTTCAGACCTGATAAAAGCATTAGGTATTAATGAAAGAACTGCTGATTCAATTGTTAGCATTGCTGATAATATCCGAACTGCTTTTAAAAATGTTTGGGAAGCAATAAAAAATATAGTAGCAATTGTTGGAGATTTTATCGGAGATCTATTAGGAATTAACACTGCTGAAAGTGGTGTTAGTGGTGTAGCTTTAGCATTTGAATTTTTAAGTAACGTATTAAAAGTAATATCACAATGGATAAAAAGTTTCACTTCATATTTAAGAGAAAATCAGTTAGCACTTGCCTTAGTGAAAGTCGCACTAGGTTATATTGTTGGTAAGTTTATAGCACTGAAGATACTCGGACCTATTGTTGCTTTAATTAACGGGTTCAAAACTGCTATTATGGCAGCAAAAACAGCAATGGCAATTTTTAACGCTGTAATGATTTTAAGCCCTATGACTGCACTTATTGTAGGAATAACGGCAGTGGTAGCTGCATTAACTTGGTTCTTTACACAAACTGAAACAGGTAAACAAATTTGGCAAGGTTTTGTCAACTTTATAAAACAAGCTTGGCAAGGTGTAGTAGAATTCTTTAGTAGTATATGGAGCGGTATTTCAACAGGAGCAACAACCTTATGGTCAGGGGTTCAGACTGTTTGGGGTGCTGCTGTAGAAAAAATAAAAGC